CCAGGTTATGTTGACGCCACACGTGCGTCGGACAGTTGCGGTGGGCTGAGATTGTCATTTCAAGTTGAAGTTCAGCAGCGGGGTTTGGACCTCGTCATATTCGCAGAGAAGATTCAAAGCGAGTCGTTGCCTGGACTTGTCGCGGGTGCTGTTGATTATGGTTATGCTGACATGATGTCCAAGGCTCCTGTCAAGTCCGGACGTCTTCTAGGAAGCATCCAGAAACAGGCTGAAGGGCTTAGTGGATCCGTCGGTCCAACTGTGCCCTACGCAGTATATGTTGAGTATGGCACGCTTCCTCATGAGATTCGTCCGATGTTTGCCAGTGCGTTACGCTTCGATGTAGGCGGGAAAATAGTCTTCACCACACTCGTTCATCATCCGGGAACGAGGCCGCAGCCGTTCGTTGAGGAAACTGCTGAAGACGTGAAAGAGAAGATTCCTGAGTTGTGGCAGGAACTGTTTGAAGAGGCAAAGCAGCCATGAACAAGTATTATGATAGTTACAAGGCAATCTTTGACCGAGTTGAGACCGATCTTCAAGCGGTCTCGTCGATAAAGAGTGTCGTGTTGGGCGAGCAGTTCAGGGTTACGGACGTGCCTATGGCAGTCGTCAATCCTGAGCCCACTGAGATTAAGCCGGGCGCTTTCGGCAGTCTCCTAGAGAACAAGATCAATTTTTCTGTTATAGTCATAATCCGCGAAACTGAGCCTACTAACTGGTTTACTGATGTCCTTGCGCCGATGGGCGACGTGATGGACGCGGTTCTTGCCGATAGGAGCCTTGGCGGAACCGTCAAGGATACTACGCCGACTTTTTTCAGTCCTGGCGAAATCAGGACAAGAGGCAAACTTTGGTATGGCGGTGTACTCAGGTTCCAGGCTTTGCTGCATTTCACGCCTTGAGAGTGCCCTGATGCATACGGCCTTGAAAGAGCACTTGTTGAAGAAACTGATTAACTTCTGCATGGTCGTCATAGACAAACTTGTCCCAGAAGTCAAGCCCTACTATCCTCAGACGAAGATGAGTGAGCATCTGTTTCAGCAGCTCCTTCACGTTTACGCGCTTGAAGTCTGGTGTGGCCGTTTTGACGACGTGCCTTATCAGACTTTCAAGGGGCTTAAGGACCGTAACTTTCAACATTTCTTGTCGGCAACCCGGAAGATCCTGCTGTACTTGGGCGAGAACGATCGGTATTATAGGGCTTGGATTGGCCTTGCATTCGTCTTGGGAAAGCAGGAGTATGAGCGAGCCCTCGTAGATCTCTGCCGGGAAGAGTTTATCAGAAGTTATGATGAGCAGTGGGAGCTCAAGTTCGGCTGCATTCCTGAAAGTCATTTTCAGCTTCACAAATCAGAGTTTCTTGATATGATGTTGGCAGCGCATCTGCCAAACTTGTTGCGAGAGAGAATCGCCCAGCGCGGTTCTCCGCAAATCAAGAAATAAAATATGAGGTGAAAAATGAAAAATGCCAAATACAACACCGGCCATCGGTCGAAACGGCAGCATCAACATTAATGCAGTAGAAGTTGGCTACATCAAGGGAGTTACTTTCGATCTTGACGCGGAAGTGATCAAGGACTACAAGTTTGGCAGCGATGTCCCATGTGTCCTTGAAAGCGGCAACAAAACCTTCAAATTCAGTTTTCAAAAGATGTTCATTGACACGACATACGCGGCTCTGGTTCTTGCAGGCACGAAAATTACAATTCTCTTAGGCCCGGCAAGCAGCACTCCAACGGGACAACCCAAATACACGTTGTCAAACTCGATCATCTTCCATCATGGTTTTCGTGATGAGCAAGGTGGTATCGTGATCGAGGACGGTTCTGGCGAAGCTGCAAGCTTGACTATCGGAACCTACTAGGAGCTCTAGGCATGCCTAAGAAGAGCCCTGCAGAAGTTGGCAGGGAACTGTTCGAGAAAGAAGAGGCTGAAGAGCAAAAGACAGCGAAACGGTTCGATCCGAGAATGCTTGTGAAAGACTCCGGCAAAGTCCACAAGATCGTTGACAAAGTTGAGGGCGAGATCCTCTATTTTCCATTGCTGTTCGAGGATATGGAAGAGATCAGAAATGCACCGTCAGATGAAGAGCGAACGCGGGTTATCCTTTTCAAACTCTTGTCCCGCGCGTATCCGGACCTGACGTTGGGAGACGTCAGAAAATTTCCGCTCATGAAAGCGACACATCTCTTGGAACTGATTGGAAGAGCTGAAGGTTTCTACGGAGAAAACAGTCTTTTTTTCCAACAGACGAACAAGTGAGCGTTTGGATCAAAAAGAGCCCTGATGCACAGCTCGTTGGCTTCGTCCTTCACGAGTATGGATACACGTTTGAGTATCTGCGGTCTTTGAGTCCGCTTCAGTTTCAGTTTCTTGTTTCCTGGGCTGGATGGTGGTATCGCCAGCTGCATAGGAGAAAGTAGCTGCTTTGAGCACGGAAATTAACATTTATCTGAAGGCTACAGACTACGCGAGCAACGTGGTTACTGACGTCGCGTCGAAACTCAGCGGAAGCATGGCTAAAATCGACGATGTCAACCGGAATGTGAAGAAGAGTACGGAAAATGTTACAGTGTCCTCGAAGCAGATGGGCTTGGCGTTCAATAATGTTGCGACAAGCGGCTTTGCCTTGTATAATGCTATCGACCGTGTCATGGACATGCAGGTTCAAGTGGACCGAGCAAATCTACAGGTCAAAGTCAGTCTTAATTCGGTTGAAGATGCCCAGAAACGGTACAATGCAACTGTGGAAAAATTTGGAGTTGAGAGCGAACAAGCTCAGTCTGCCAGTAAAGACTTGCAACTGGCTCAGGAACGTTACCAGGTTGCGTGTGAACGCGCCAGCATGATTCAAGGTAACCTGAACGAAGCAATGTTTCAATCTGCTCTAACGGTTATTCCAAGCCTCATCACTATGATTACAAGTGTTTCAACCTTAACGCATGGCTGGACTGCCGTAACGCAGGGCGTGAGTTCAGCTCTCAATTTTCTGGCCGCAAACCCCATCATTCTTGTTGTGGCAGGCATTGCTGCTCTTATTGCAGGATTGATCTGGGCCTACCAAAACTGCGAGCCCTTCAGAAACGCAATCAACGCAATTGCAAGTGTTTTGCGCGGGGCTTTCTTTGCCGCGATTGACGCGGTTAGAGGGGCCTTGGAATGGGTCTGGAAAAATGTGCTTGTTCCAGTGGGCTCGTTTATCGCGACCACTTTTGTTGCTGCCTGGAATGACATGGTTGCAATCTGGAGAAATTATGTTCTTCCTGCAATAGACGCAGTAAGAAGCGGCGTTCAGTGGCTTTGGAACAACGTGTTAGTGCCCTTCGGGCAATTCCTCAGCACTGTTTTCCAGGCGTATTGGACTGCGCTTTCAACGATTTTCAATGTTGTGATCCTGCCGGCGTTAACTGCGGTTCAGAATGCTTTCAGTTGGCTTTGGCATAACGTCCTTGACCCTCTTGGAGCATTCTTGGGAGGAGCGCTTTTAGCAGCCTGGAATGCCCTTGCGAACGGCATAAGCTGGGCATATAATAACGTCTTGAAACCTGTTTTCGATGCGCTTTCATGGGTTTGGAATAACATCCTCAAGCCTATTGCTGACGTGATCGGCGCAATTGTTGGTGCGGTTACAGGGTTTTTGGGAGGAGGAGGCACACCAAGCAACCAGAACCCCAATGTCGGAGGACACCTGCAGCACGGCGGAATTGTCACTCGACCTACATTGACGTGGGTAGGTGAAGCGGGTCCTGAAGCAGTGATTCCCTTGAATAACGGGCGGGATATCCTCGAAAGGATTATTCCCTTTGCGCAAGAGGGCAGGGCAGTTGGCGGCGACGTCTACATTAATCTCACTGTTTCAGGGTCGATGGACCGACCTACAGCCGAGTACACGGCTCGTTTGATTGAGGAGAAACTGAGAAACGTTCTTGTCGAGGCCTCGTCGACGAGCGGAGGATCCACGCATAAGAGGATAAGGGTGCTTCACTGATGGTTTTCACTGAGCAGGTTCGTCAGTTAGCGTCTGAAGCAAACCTCATCAATGACAGCGCAACGTACACGCGGGATAATGCAGCATGGGGCACTTTGAAAAACTACGGCAACGTCACTCTCAGCGAAGATTCCCTAGTTGTCTTCAAATTTACGGTCAACACAACGTCTGCGTATCGTCTTAAAATCGGCAGCAGTTACTACGTGTATGGTTGCTTTACCACTGGGTACAAGACAGGGATTGCTTTCGTCGCTGCTGGAACCTATGCTGTTGTGATGGAGCAGAAGAATGGTGGTGGTGCCGGCAGCGGTAGCATCAGCGCCTTTCAACTTGGCAAAGCAAAGTTCAGTGACGTGAACAACTCGAATCTTGCTGCTTACTCAAGCGTGATCAGCTTAACTGTTGCTCAACGGTCTCCACCCAGTTTCTTTGGAATGTTGAAAAACGCGGTTTTCGCCGTCAACGTCTGGGCCTACACGCCAGGTGCGGACACAAATTTTGAGAATGTTGGTGATGTGCTTACGAATGGTGTGCAACTTTCTGTTGATGGAGTTCAGGTTAATTGGACGACACGGATCCAGGACACGACGTCTGACGAGACTGCATGCGCGAATTTTTATGGCAGTCTTTCAGTAGGTTCAGCTCACACGTTCACGATTGGAAAAGACAATGTGAACACAGTCGTGCATATCAGCATAATCGGTTGTCCTTGGCTCCTTGCAGGTGTGGATAATCAGCCTGTGACGCTTGATTTTCCGCAGGTCAGCACGTTATATGTGACTCTTGAGCCTTTGGACAAGGACCCGACGAAAAACAGCAAGATCGGCAAGGTGCGCGCCGTCAGTTACGGCGATGCCACTGATTTCTACAGTACAGCATCAGGGACAGGCATCTTGAGCCACACCTACACCTTTGAAATTGTCGCTGTCAGCGACGTTTCCGTTTTTGTTAACGGCTTTGGCGGCTGCATAAGTCTTGTTGGACTGGATGAGCGATGATAAAGCTTAGGCAAATAGCAACTGAGAATGCAGAGATCATTCTCACTTTCGACTATGACCAGGGCGGGCAAGCCTACAGCGTGAAAGTGTCCTATGATGACATCAGGGAAAGGCTGAGGCAAATCAAAGGTTTTCTGGGACGCCCGTTAACGCTTCAAGATGCCAAGCTTGTCATCGTCAAAATGGTTAATGAGATCCGTACAAACGGGATTCCTCTCCTTGAACGATTTGATTTCAACCAGTTTATCGGGGTTGACCTGGAAGCATGACGGTTACTTTGGACGGAAAAACCCTTGACGCTAAGAGTTTTCATGAAGGCTTCCAGGTTATAAATCGACAGTGGGATGCTTGGGAAAATCAAGCCTACAAGCGCAAGGTCAAGATTCGCGGTGCCGTCCGGGTGTGGACGGTTGAGTGCGTCGAGAACAACGTGAATTGGGCTAGCAGTAACTGCAAGAGTTTTGAGGATATAGGTGCTGCAGGGTCAACTGTTACCTTCGCCGTTACTGATCAAGTTCGGGTCGTAAACACGGCAGTTTACATCTTGGACGTTGCGATCGACGCAGCGGATCTGGCTGGGAAGAACATCAGGCATTTCACGTTAACTTTGCAGGAGGCATAAGTTTTGGCTGTTGATGTGTTGGAGAATTGGGCACGAGAAAGCGCGTTTCGAAAGCAATGGTTGAAGACGTGGGAGAAGCTTGGCGGCAGGATCGTGCAGTTTCCAAAGTGGATGCAAACGATCATTCTTGAAGACGTGAATACGGCTGTTGAAAACCGTATTGCGACGATGGAAATGATTTTGCAGAGCATGAAGAAAAAGGAAGCTTACAGGTAGGTGTTTTTGAGGTTTGAAAAGGAAAACTAATGACGAAATCAAAAAGTTGAGTATGGGCGATCTTGTTCAGGTTGACTGGTCCGACGCGAGTATTGGTGAAAGCCTCAGCTGCGGAATGAATGTCGATGTTTCAGTTTCAAGTTGGGGCATTTACCTTGGGTTGCTTGGACAGAAAACTAAGCATATTATTCTTGTCCAGAACAATTTTCATTATGCAGACGGCCTCTGCGACTTGGATTACACTGCTATACCGTTTGTTTGGAGCGGCAAAATCACGATTATCGTCAAAAATCATATTCAGCCTGGAGAAGCTCAGTGTCTTCTCAACAGTTTTTTGATGGGCGGAAGAAAAAGTCGCATGCAAAACAGGACCAAACAGGAGCACGTGAGTAATCATCATGACAGATTGGGTTAGAAGGGCGCTTACTCGAAGGCTCGTAAAGAAGGGGCCTCGAGGCAAGATTGAGGTTCAAGAGCTGGCCAATGAGCGGCTTGTTTGCGTAGTGAAATTCAGTTTGGGCATGGCTGGGTGTATGACTGTTCTCGAGGTTACTAGCATAGTTTTCCTCCATGATTGGAATCACGAGATTTTTGCTGCGATAACCGGTTTGATTGGAACGGTTACGGGCATCATTATCGGTCAGAAAGCATAGTTTTTGAGCTGAAAGCGGAGAGAGCTGCAGTTGTAGCTCTCCTTGTTCCCTTCAGGTCCCGATTGGCTCTCTTCGCCAGCAAATCTTCAAGGGTAAAGGTGGTGATTGTGAATGGCAACAGTAAATGAAAAGCTA